ATTCGAACCTGCGACACCCGGATTCGAAGTTAGAAGACTATGTTTTATATTTGCTTTAATATAAGCAGGTTGTACGATGTCTGTCCATAGTCCATGTGGACAGAGCCTTAAGTGGCCAATAACGATCAAAGTTTATTAAATTTAGCATAGTTTTAAGTAGTTAAAATATGTATCCCTGTCCATTCCGGCAGTGCGTATGTTTGATTGAATTATGCTCACTGCGAGATCTTTAGAATGGGCAGGAATTACCAACGGACGGATGACGCCTTCTTTGGTGTAAATCCTATGGCTGCCTTCCTGGCGAGAGAAACGAAAACCGAAATGAAGTAAAATGCACTCAAGAATTTTCCACGAAATTGGTGTTATGCGTGGCATTCTATGAGTCTTTTTGAAGCAATATAGGGAAGGGTGATATCAAGATTGTTTTCGCCGTTCTCTTCTTCAATAATCCCAGAGCTCTTACTAAAACCACAATCTTTCATTACTTGTTTGATGGTACCCATCTCGATGCAAGTTTCAATAAACAGTCTCACAGCATCGGTGATGTTTTCTTTTGCTTCTTTTTCCGTACATCCCTGTGATGCAACGTCAAATATCTGACAAAAAGCGACGAAGACATCGTCTTCTTTGTAAATTCGTACCGGAACTTTTATTTTAATTGTCATTGTTGGCATATCGTTCCCTCCTTCTATTGAAGGTTTCTTCTCACCCTGTATTGTAAGTATTATCGGATTAAAATACAAATGTGATAAGTGCTCTCAGGGCAGAATGATACGATAGTATCTTAATATAGGCGAAGTTGCCAGAACTTTCTGTCCATGTTTACAGAGGCTTTATTCATCTGTTTTATCGGTCTCATCTATTAGACCATCGGTCCTATGAATCCTATCCACCATGTAATATAGGCCCAACAATGTCGTGATGATTAAATGGGAAGCGGCAAATAGGTAACTTGTAATAAAAATCCACTTTACAAATACATAAATTGTTTCTGGAAGAAGCAAATGCATGTTGGCATTGAATATAACCGCCCCCTTGCCGACGAAATACAAGAGAACACTAACGAAGGCCAAATATCCAAACATTAAGCATAAAAAGCGTCTTCTGGTCAATTGATCAATCCTTATTTTACCTCTTGATGTCGTTTTCAGGGTAGGGGTATCGCCTGGCATAGCCTGGTCCATACCGGCCTTTTTAAACGTGGCAATTGCAGCTAGAGAGGCAATATAAAAACCGGTCAACATTTGCAATAATTCAACTATAGCCCCAAGCAAACCGCCTGGTCCTAATAATCTGACTGGTTTGGGCAGAATGGCCAGGGTACCTATAATAAATATCGTCATTAGAAAAGGGTAAATGAGATCGTATCGTAGCTTTTCAGGGTGCTTTATGCGGATGTAATCCAACGGACGTAGTAAACGTGATAGCGATTTCATACTGGCTCCTGAAGTTTCAGCGAGCAGCAACCAGAAGGCTTGTCATTTTGCCCGCTAGTTCCACCCTTATTTCGGACAAACACTGCGCCAGAGGTGCGGACACCTGCACTACTTCAAACTTAGAAAACATGGCATCTCCAGCGTCTTCTCTTGCCGTTGAAACTGGAACTGACTTTGATTTCCCTTCTTTTCTTTTGTACTGCACTAATATTTCAGAATAATTTTTCTTTCGAGCTTTTTCTTTAAGCCTATTTATGATGCCCACCGCTTCATCGCCAGAAAATTTTTTTATGACCTTTAACTTAACCATATGTGAAGAAACTTTAACATATCCTTCTTCGTCAAGCCCGCCATCGATGTCATCATATCTTTTTAGTTCAAACCCTTTCAGATATCCTTTTTCCAAACCTTCCCTTAAAGATTCCGAAACATATCCAGATATTTCCGAAGTTGGCCAATATTTTCTTGTCTTGCCATCATATGTCTGATAGAGATCATCAAAATTTTCTTTGAAATTTGATGTTAGAAAAGGCTCAATTTTAGTCCGGCCAATCCCAGGAACATCTTCAAGAAGTGTTAAGTATGTTGCGCCACGTGGTGTTATAGGAACCAGTGAAACAACCATGTGGGAAGAAATTGCTACTCCCTCGCCAGCCAGCTTCGGTTCAACGCGCAATGCCCCACTTTCAAGATTGACAAAAGCAGGATCAGATACCTTCGTATCGGAATACTGGAACAATATAACAGCTACTTTGTTCGTGGTATCAATCGTCATGTCCCTGATGCGGATAGCTGCAGTCTCATTTTCAATTAGCTTAACGCATTCACCTGCGATAACTCGTGGGCGTAACAACCCAAGAATGTCCTCCATCTTGACATATGGTGCATCATCAGGGTGCGGTTTGAGAAAATGCTTGTAGTAGTGTACCCATCTCCTATTTTGATCTAGCATGCGTAACGCTCTCCCCATTATGTATCAAAAAAAATCGCATCAAGTATCTTCGACAGGTTTCTCCGTAGGAGATCCTTCACCTTTAATCTTATCATTCAGCTTCCGCCCCTGGCTGCGTAAATACTCCCCGGCAAGGTGCTGGTATATCCCGGTCGTATTCGGCGAGCTGTGCCCCATAATGGACTGCAGGGCGGACAGGTCATATCCTGCTACCGTCGCGGCGGTGCCGAATGAGTGACGCAGCAGGTGATGGTAGAGGTGTTTGTCGATTCCGGCCTTGGCAGCTGCCCGGAGCAATGCTTTTCTGATGGTCAAATATGGCTTTTTGGTGCTCGGGTTGACGGTCAGCCAGCCTTTGACCCCTTTGTGCTTCTCCAGCTCCTGCATGAGACGGTCGGTGGTGATCGGCACGATCCGCTCCTTGCTGCCCTTGCCGGTGACAAAAATAACCCCAGCGTCAAATTCCACCTGCTCCCTGGTTAGTGACATAGCCTCATTTCGTCGGAGACCGCAGTCGGCCATCAATAAGAAGGCCAGCTTGTATTCCGGCTCAATTACCTCATATATGGCGGTGATCTGTGCCGGCTGCAGGGGTCTGGGCTTTGGCGCTGCGGCCATTTTTTTCGGGAATTTTGGGATATCAAACGGCATTGGATCACAATAGTCGTGAGCCGCCGCCCACTTGAGCAGGACCGACAGGTAGCTTAGCTCCTTGTTGATGGTCCTCGGCTTGACACCGTCGTTGAGACGTGCGCTCTTATAGGTGTCGATCACTTGCCGCGTGATGACTTTGGGCTGCAGCCGGGCGAAGGTCTTTTTCAAATGCTGCCAGCAATCTGCCGCATCTTCGACTGTTCGGGGTGCATGGTCAATCCGGTATGATGCCATCCAAAGAGGGTAAATGCCTGCCAGCTGCCTGGCGGTAGGGGGGTCGATATCGACATGGCGCCGCATGATCTGCCGCTCCCACTGCCTGGCCTGCTCCTCGGTGCCGGGGATCGACACCCGCACCCGCTTGCCCTTATAACCATGCGGCCGGCAATCGACAATCCACTCCCCTGGGGAGGTCGGGTTCGGTCTTACTGACATCAGCAGTTATGGGCTTTGTCGGCTCGTTTTGCCATTTATTGGCCCAGCCTTTTTTTCGCGGAATATTGCTTTTGAGCACAATATTCTATCATTTCGAAGTTATCTGCCCATCGGCTCTGGCAATAATTGAGTATATCTTTTGGGTATTGGTATAGATTTCGTTTGGATGCATACTGTTTCTTGACGCAATATTCGATCATTTCAAAATTTTTACCCCATCTCTTTAAGCAATAATCGCCTGGGTTATTTTCGTTATCCGTTGTGGCATATCTTTGACTGTTTAAGGTCGCCGCTCCAGGAGGAAGCTGCGTCGTCTCCACAATGCGGCCGTTTGCGTTTCTATATCTATAGGTCTGGGCTGTCGAGTCCGGGGTATGCATTAACAATATGAGCAGCGAAACTGCTGCAGGTATGAATAATCGCATTATGCGCCTCTTTGTTTATTCTTCTGTCGGTTGATAATAAGCAGCAGCAAAAAGCAGACAACAGCCAATTATCAAGATTCCCCAGCCCCATTGCATATTGACCGACTGCATAGCGACGTCGGCAAAGCCACGAAAAGGATTTCCAGCCAGGTCGGCCTCCATATTTTTAGACAATTCGGTCAGACGTGCTCTGAACTGATAAAAAGTAAATCCGATCATTATCAAGCTGGCGCTAGCTGAATACCATAAAAATTTCATCTTTTTCATGAGGATGAACAAGAGAGACAGAAAAGCAACGGCCAATATGAGCACCCCGTCTCCTTCTCCGTTCTTGAACAAGTTCACGTCCCCCACGATCGGGGCGCTTATTACCGGACAGAAAACCCCAATCGCCAATAGTGCTGTTCCGGTAAGACCGCTTATTGTGCTGTAGTTGTTGACAGCTTCAGCCGGAGAGATGCTGATAACATGATTTTTTTTCGGTTCTCCACAATTAGGACAACTGTCGGCATTTTTAGATATTTGCTTCTGGCATATCGGACAGATTACTAGATTACTAAGCGTGCTTTCTTTTTCTTTATCTAGTAAACCGCTTCTCCTTTTTATTTCTGTACCATCAATACCCATGTCACCTCCATTTATGATGCCTATATCTGTCTAGTCTAACTATCTTCGCCGTTTGCCTTTTTTTTGAATAAATTATTCTTCCATTCATCAAATTCTGGAAACCTATTCTGAAACTCCAAGCGAAACCATCCTGTAAACCCTGGGCGCAATCGCTCCATATCGTTCAGCCAGGTCTGTATCTCTCCCAAGGTGTCGGCGTCCATTTCTGCTAGTTTTCGATACGACCTTACCATCTTCGTTGGTGGTTTATTAACGAATGATATTTGCTCCATTTCTGCTGTTTCTTTGTCCTGTATTTTCCATCCTTTACCTCTTGATTTGTGAGGACCATTCTTCACTTGGTCGCTCATCTGAACGGTGACATTATTGGATTTTGCAAACGGTTCACCGTTACCCGTTGCCAGCCAATCTATATTGCAGTCAAAGAAATCAGCTAATTCTCTGATAGTACTCCTTCTCGGCATTTTCACGTTTCCTGATATCCAGTTGCTCACCTGTGCTTTATCAAACTTAGTTCCATCAACCAATTCTTTTTGGTTAATTTTTTTTAGATCAATAAGCATCTGTAATCTTTGTGAAAATTCACTCATTGTATATTTCGATGTGAATGGTTGTAATTATTTAGTTGTAAATAGTTGTGCTTTTCGCTACCTTTGTCTCATAAACAACACGCAAATCATTTAACATTTTGCCAAATAAGAAATCATGGCCCCAACCAGAATCCAAAACAGGCGTTGCAGGTTGTCAAACGACTTATGCAAGAAAGACTTTTCTTTGAGCATCGATGACCATGATTCCAGTGCGGCTATTCCTTCAGGAGTAATGACCAGAGATAAGCGGGAGGAATATATATGTCTTTCAAAATCTGAAATTCTTGCATCGTCTGAAGCTAATCCTGACCGAAGAAGTTCTCTGGCCATGCGGTTGTCGTCTCCTTTCAAATCGTCAATAAAGCTGACTTCTCCGTCACTGATGCGCTTGAGAAGAAGCACATACGACTTAAGTGTGATTCTTGATGCTGTATTTTGGTTGGTGGTCGGTTTTTTCATTATGGATATAATTGATTTTGCAAGACATCTTGCCGCTATTATCAAAAATTTTCTGATCCATTTTTAAAGGTCGATATGACAACAATCGCACGCCATGGATATGAATCCATGACCAAAACACAAATCATAGGAGCCATCATGTTGGCCACCGGAAAACAGGTTGATGAAGTAGCCAAAGAGCACGGTTACTCGAAACATACCTTTTACCGGGTGATCAACAACACGACCAACAGCCCCAAGGTCCAGGCGTTGATTTCCTCAATAATCAATCGGCCGATCGACGAGATCTGGCCACCAAGCCAGGGCAAACCAGCATGAAAGCGACAATTTCCATAACCGACGATAACGGCCTCACTGTTGAGGTTTCCGCTTCCGTGCCAGCATCCTCTTTGTCACAGCTATTTTCAGATTCAGAACGCGAATCTTCAACCGAAGATCACGCTCAGTCATTCCATGATGTTCTTCTGGAAATGCCGTCAGTGCTTCTCCAAGCGCGTGATTCAATTTGTCGAAATCTATTAGCTGCATCATGCAATAACCTTAGAAAAGTGGAGCAACACAATGCCTGAAAAAACGAAATACGCAGCTGAAAATTTTGTCGGTAAAAAAGCCATGTATCGACTAGTCAACCAAAGGGACATGAAGTCATCCGAGGTTATAAGCGTCGAAGTTTTTTATGCCCTTAGGGGTCCCGAAATCTTCATGCTCAACCTTGCCAATGGTGACCAGGTTGATGCGTCCAACTGCTATTTTTCTGAACCTGTTTCAGCTACGGCCTGAGCGAGTTCCCTGATGGCATCGGCAATATTGTCAAGGCTACCCGCTAATTCGCTATTGGATTCTTTTATGGTCATTGCCAGGTTTTCAAGCGCTCCGAGTTTGGTATCAGCATTTCATAGGCCTAGCCTGTGTAATGCGTTGGCTACTACGATTCATGCATTTGCTGTCTGCTCTTCTTTCATTATCGATCCTTTACACAAAAAAAATGCCTCTCCCCCTGCAGGCGGAATGGTTCTGTCAATGGTTCGTTTGGTCGCACTTATGATCCTAGCAAGGGGAGAGGTTTTTGTCAAAATTTTCATATTATCAACATCGCACACAACGAGGGGAAGATAAATGCCGATCGAATCTAATAAAATGCAATCCTGGCAGGTATTTCACTTTGCCAGAAAACACCTTACCCGGTCGGCGCTCTACTCCATTTTCGGCAAGAAGAACGCCAGGGCGGTGGACTACTGGTGCGAGGATCCGCGTTATACCGCCAAGATCGAGGGGGCGTATGACCCACTGCTGGGCGTCAAATCCATGTTGGAAACCCTCGATGACCAAGGCCATTGCGGTGTTGTTCGTGCTGCATTCGCTTATCTGGCCGAGAATACCTCGATTAAATGCGACTATGAGCGGACCATTGTCGAGCCGATGTCGAATATCACTGATGAGATCCTGGCCGATTTCAGGGCGGTGGCTGAGTTGCAACGGGCGATCGAGAATAAATGTGACGTCGCTGGGGCAGAGCACTTGCTACGTGAGGCTATAGCGGAACTGGAACGAACGGTCGCTTGTTATATCAAGGAATCGTCATGAGAGCACATGTGTTGATATTGGTAATAGGCCTGGTATCCGCCGCGGTCCTCTGCAGCTATTACTTCCCGAGTGTCGAGAAAATGCAGGCACAACTTGCCACGACAATACAGTCCAGTATTCCGTTAGAGCTTAACAGGGAATAGCCATGAGCGATGCACTCAGAGAGCAGATTGCCCTTCTCCTGGATGAGGTACAGAAGATGTCTTCCGAGATTAACGAGATCAGGTCCATGATCTCGATGAACCTTGAGAAGCAGGTAGTGCAACAGAGCCTGTCCGAAACGAACGCCGAGATAGCCATGGTTGATGCCATGGGCCTGGACCCGATCAGCTACCTGAAAGACAAGCGCCGAAAGCATCGAATGGCAACCGCAACATCGAGAAAACGACCGACACAACCCCGAACTGGAGGTAGCCATTGAAAACATTAACTCGAAAAAATGTATCTGATTTCCTGCTCGCATCCTTGACTGCGGTAATGATTTTCTTTTTTACCACAATGTCTGTTGTCGGGTTAGCACTATATGTCGACTCAATCAATCAACCACAAATCACATCGGTCGATGAATGATGGCCGACTGCTCAATTGTCCTGACCGGTGTCATGCCCTGTTGCATCCGTCAGGATCTCTACCGCTGCGCCGCTCCTATTCAGATCCTCAGTTGTACTCAACCAATCCCCCAGCCCCCGTCGGCGTCCGAAAACAGGGTGGGGCTGGGTTTCTTTTATTGGCATGTGAAGGCAATGGTTAAAAGGATTAAAGGGAGGATGGCTGCTGCTCTTACCCTGGTTGGAAGAATAATACAGAGGTCCATTTGTTGTTTTCCCCCTGCACCCCCTTTCCCAACAACGCACACCAGGAGATTACATCCTCCCGTATTGTACGTCTTTTTTCTTCCGTTTTTGTGGAATTTTCAAAAAAATGGGTCCTTCCCGGCAGACCTTCATCACGGGTACGAGAGACCTCGATGGACGATCACATTTATAAAATTCAAAACGCCGGAAAAACGGAAACTTAGGAGGTTTTTGTCGTGAGTGCAGGCTTGAAAGGTAACAAGGCGAAAAATGATCCGAGCTGCCCTAAATGTAATAGTCAGGAGATTTGGCGGCATGGAAAGAATGGTGCAGGAAACCGACAGTATCTGTGCCGTACCTGCGGCAGAGTTTTTGTCCGTAATCCGTATTTGTCGGCGGATATCAAGCTGATTGCCGATCGGATGATACAGGAAAAAATTCCCGTCCCGACAATAACCTCGGTTCTACAGGGATATGTTTCCCGCCGATGGCTCTACAATCGCCGGGAGATTCTGCATGTCTGATGATTCAATGAGCATGGAGGAAATGCAGGAAGCGATCGCCAAAAGGGTGGCCGAGGAGCAGGCGGACAATCCGGCAGCGCCTGCCGACGTAGTTCCTTCCGATGCCGGCGATGATCTTGATCTGGCTTTTGTGCGAAAATGTTACAACACCAACGTGCTCGGTGAGTCGATCCTCTTCAACGCCATGCATCGTGGCAAGCACATCTACAATACCATCGCCGACCGGTGGATGACCTATGTCAATCCACACTGGGACGTTGACCACACAAAGCGGGCGCTCTCCGATGTGGAGAGCGTCGCCACCCAGTTTGTCCGCCTGCTCACCGCCACCATTGAGGAGCTGGATAAAATAGCGGGCGACAAGGATCAGGCTTCCCGGCGTAAATCGCTGCTGAATCAGAAAAAAGCCATCATCGCCAGGCTTGACCGGCTGCGCTCATCCTATGGTCGGCTGGATGTCCTGAAATGTTCGGTTTCCAATGCCGATCCGCTCACCGTCCACCCTGATCAGCTGGATCAGAACCCCATGCTGTTGCCGGTGAAAAACGGCGTCATCGATCTGCGCACGGGAATTCTCCGCCCTGGGCAACCGGAGGACTATTTGACCATGTGCTCGCCTATAGAGTGGAAGGGCCTGCACGAACCGGCGCCAACCTGGGACAATTATCTGCTTACCAGCCTGGGCGGCAACCAGGATGTCGTTGATTTTGTCCTCCGGGCGATCGGCTACTCGGCAACCGGCCTGAACCTGGAACGGGTTTTCCTGGTGTTGTTCGGGCAGCATGGCCAGAATGGCAAGGGCAAGCTGATGGAGATCCTGCACTATGTGCTCGGTTCCCTGGCCGGACCTATCCAAACCGAGATGTTGCTGGCCCAGAAATTCACTAAGGCAGCCGACGGACCGTCTCCTGCGGTCATGGCCCTGAAAGGTCGCCGTCTCGCCTGGGCATCGGAGCCGGAAGAAAATCAGCCATTTGCCTCGGGCAAGCTGAAACTCTATTCCGGCGGCGATCCGCTGATCGGCCGCGCGCCAAACGACAAGGACCAGACCACTTTCTACCCCAGCCATACCCTTTGGCTGATTACCAACGTCCTGCCCCATGCCCCGGCCTGGGACGATGCTTTCTGGGAAAGGATCAAGGTAATCGATTTTCCGCTGTCTTTTGTTATCCGCAAACCGCAGATCGACGAGGACGGCAACGAGATCCCGGTTGTGCTCGAAAAACACCAGCGGCACGCGGATCCGGACCTGATGTGCAAACTGATGGCGGAAGCGCCTGGGATTCTGGCCTCGATTGTGCGCGGCTGCCTGGCCTGGCAGCGGCAGGGGCTCAACCCGCCCAAGAAGGTGCTGGACGATTCGCTCAAGTATCGCCGCAACGAGGACGATCTGCAGGACTTTATCGATCAGTGTTGCCATGTGGCGATCGGCGAGCCAGGCGTCGAGTCGCCGGTTTCGACCTTGTACAAGCGATACAAGGTCTGGTGGGAGGAAGTCGGAACCACCCGGCCGATAAACATGAAAAAATTTGGTTCCCTGTTGTCCATGAAGTTTGAGAAAACCAAGTCCAATGTGATCATCTACCACGGCATCATGGTCGACGTCACTAAGTCGGTGGAGAGTCAAAATGGGTAAGTTTTTTTCTGCTATCTTGGTTTTGGGAGGATCATCCTCCCAACGTTCAACTATCCTCCCAAGTGTAAACGCCTATGGTTGTTCGGTTTGCGGGCGGTTTGGGAGGATGGGAGGATAATCCTATAGGGCTTGCGTAACGCGCGAATAAATAGAGATAGTATTTTTCTCTTACGCGCGCGCCTATATATATCCTCCCATCCTCCCAAACACTAATAAAACAGAGAGAAAAAGAAGATGTATCTATTTGGTTTGATAAAGAAAAATGAAAATTGAAAAATTTGGGAGGATGGTTGAAAAATCCTCCCTTTATCCTCCCGCATCCTCCCAAGTGGTAAAAATGGCGATTAATGCGGCACCAGCAGAGGCTTAAACATGAACCTGCTTGATCTCTATCGTGATGATGTCTCCGGCAACGGCAAGGTTGTCTCCGTCTCCGGTGGCCGTGAATGGCGTGGGCCGTGCCCCGTCTGCGGCGGTGAGGACCGTTTCGGCGTATGGCCCGACCAGGGGAACGGCTCCGGTTCTTTTTTCTGCGGCCGGCAGAAGGGTGGCGGCAATGGTTGCGGCATCGGCGGCGATGCTATCCAGTACCTGCGCGATGTCCGCAAGTATTCTTATCCCGAGGCCTGTGATTGCCTGGGTATTGCTGCGCAGCGCGGCGGCGAGTCACTGCGGTATAAAGTACCCGTAGCGCCGAAAACGTCAGCAGAGGCTATTTTTGAGCCAAAAAAGGCCATGTACCCCGAGGAAGTAGTCGACCCTGCCCTTTGGCATGAACATGGGATGAAATTCGTTGAAGAGTGCCACCAGGCCATTCTTGGCCGTCCTATATCTATCGCTTACCTGATGGCCCGCGGCATCGACCGGGAGCAGATCGTCAAATATCGGCTTGGTTTTCACGCCGGATCAACCAGGGGCGACGTCCAGTACCAGCCAACCTTCCGACCCTGGCCCAGCTGGGGGCTTAAGCCGGAAACCCGGGAGGGCGGCAAGTTCCGCATGCTTATCCTGCCCGCCGGGCTGGTGATCCCCTATATCGTTGACGGCCAACTGCACCGGATAACCATTCGGCTGATCAAGCCTGACCCGAAAATGCCGAAGAAAAAATACCATTACGTTCGGGGATCGATCCGCGATCTCTGGGTGAGTAATCCCACAGCCAAGGCTTTTGTTCTGCAGGAGGCGGAATTTGATTGTATCGCCGTCGATGGTGCTGCCGGGGACCTGGTCGGAACTATCGGACTGGGATCCACGGGCACCAAGCCTGATGCCCGGGCCGCGGCGATCCTGCAGGAGAGCCTGTCAGTCCTCGATGCGCTCGATTTCGATAATCCGGTGCGTAATCCCCACACCGGCAGGATGGAGCGGCCAGGAACCTCTGGGGGGAAGTGGTGGAAGGAGCAATACCCGCAGTATAAACGCTGGCCAGTGCCAAAGGGCAAGGACGCCGGAGAGGCTTTTGCCGCCGGCGTTGATCTGCGGACCTGGATAATGGCCGGGCTGCCGCCGATATTTCATGATGTTCCGGTGGTCCACCGTCCGGCAAGTGTCGAAAAAACGAGAAAACCAGATCAGGTACCAAAGCCGGAACAGCCGGACCAGGCTCCGGTACCTGATCCTGGCCCGGATGTTCCCACCGAAAAGGATGCCAGAAGGCCTGAACAGCGGCGTATCGAAACAATTCTCAAAGAAAAGAAATTCCCGCAGACCGAGGAAGTGCAGGAATTGAAGAAACTTCTCACCCAGGCTGCTGGATTTATACGCATCTACGGTCGAGGTACGGGAATTGGCCCGGTGGTATCGCCGGAATGGTCAGAGAAAAATCAGGAAAAGCGATCGCGAATAAGCTGGCTGTTGTTCAACTCCGCTTCTGTCGCCAGAGCCCTCGAGAACCTGGATGACGGAATGTATGGACCGAACCATCTATCCATGTGAGAAAAAAAATATTTAAAAAGGAAAAAGCCAGACCAGGGGAAAAACATGTCGGAAGATCTCTTTAAATCGCAGATAGACGTCCACCGCTGGCTGGTCGATAACGGCTGGCAGATCAGCAAAAGCCAGTTTTACGAGCATTGCAAGCTGGGACTGCTGCGCAAAGACAAGAAGCTGGGCAAGTTTAAACTGTCGGCGGTGCAGAAATATGCCTCATTGCATGTAAAAAAAGCGGATACCGGGCAGAAGGTCAACGATTTTGAGGAAGGGCTGCGCAAGCGTAAGCTCGAGGCCTCCGCAGAGAAGGAGGAAATCGATTTAAAGCTGGCCCGGCTTGATCTGGACAAGAAACAGGGCAAGATGGTTCCACGCGAAGATCATGAGCTGGCGATCGTCGCCCGGGCCGTGGCCTTTATGGCCCACCTTAACCATGCCGTCCAGTCCGAGGCGCAGGACTGGATCGAGCTGGTCGAAGGCAACCAGCAGCGGGCGCCGCAGCTGGTCGAGGCAATCAGCCGGGCAATAGAGCAGCGCATGGGCGATTTCGCAATTGATGCGGAGTTCGAAGTAATTCTGGAGGGTAATTAAAATGGAGGTAAACAACATGACAGATAAACCAATAACCAGCTCGATCACCTGGCGGCCAATCAAGGCCAGGTGTGATTTCCGGCCCGATGCCGAGCAAGAGATCCTCATTTATGACGGATACCTCGATGACGTCGTCAAGGGGTATTGCGAGGATGACGAAGATGGGGGCATTGACTGGATCGATATGCAGACCGAGCTGCAGCTGAAGGACCCGCAATTCTGGGCGGAAATTCCTTTCCCATGAGTCAGAGTTAAACGTAGTTAAACGATGTTAAACAAAAAAAAACAACAGAGGTAGAAAATGACGACATCAGTGTTAATAACCGCGCATTTGTCCAATGAAAAAGAAGTAAGAGTCGCCATTACCGGTAAGTCGCTTCTAATAGGCGACGAGGTCTATCTTCTCCAAGATGGAGAAAAGATGGAGGTGATGGTTTATGACGATATAAGAATCACTGTCGAGGAAAGGGAAAAATAATACTCCATGACCGCCCCTGTCCCCTCAGCTGATATAACCAAAACACGAACCATTCGCCTGCGCACCGCTCCGACCTGGCTGCCGGAAAAGTTCCGCACCAGGGCCGAGCGGCTGCGCATCACTTTTCGGCCTTCCCCCGGGGAGCGACGCTTCCTGCGCCGGCGCAAGCATATCTCTCCGTCGCAGTGGGCCCCGAAAAACCGGGTCGTGACCTACGGTCCTTTGCAGGGTTCGCGTTGGGATAACTCGTTTATGCCGCACATGCGCGGGATCATGGACGCCTCGTTCTATCCGTCGGTGGTCATTATCGGCAACTGCAAGGTGGCGCAGTCGGGGAGCTCGTCAGGCGGGGAGACGATTGTCGGGTATATCGCCGATATGCAGCCCGGGCCGGTGGCGATCTGCTACCCGGACCAGACCACCACCCAGAAACGCTGCACCAATTACCTGCAGCCGATGTTCCAGAATTCGCCTAGGTTGCGCCCGCTCATGACCGGGTACTCGGATGATATGTCGTCGCTGCAGATAAAACTAACCTCCATGTTGATCCATATGTGCTGGTCGGGCTCCGTCACTTCGCTTGGCAATATCTCCGCCAGGTACCTGATAGGCGATGAGGTCGACAAGTGGGTCCGATTTCCGTCAAAAAAAGAGGCAACCAGTCTCAGCCTCTTCCTGGAACGGTTCCGGTCGTATCTCTTTGGCAAGAAAGCCTGGCTGTGGTCGACTCCCTCCGATACCGAGGGGTTTATCTGGGAATACATGACCCAGACGGCCGAGGTGATCTTTGATTACCATATTCCCTGCCCGGAGTGCGGCGCGTCACACAAGATGTCCGACCAGTATATCAAGTTCGGTGAAGAGCGGGACCCGCAGGCCATCCTGAAAAACGACCTGGCCCGTTATGTTTTCCCCTGCTGCGGAACCATGGCCGACGACCGGGCACGGATAAAGGCGCTGCAGCTCGGGGTATGGCATGAGCGGCTGACCGAGGAAGAGGAAAAAGAAGGGAAAGTCGGGAGGGAGTTGTTCACCTGTCTCTCCGAGGAAAACCCGGAAAATATCTGCTTTCACTCACCTGCCTGGATATCCACCCGATTTAAAAATTCCGAGATCGCCGCCGCCTTTCTCCGTGGCCTGAAGGACCCGGAGGCGATGCAGTATTACGACAATGGAATCAAGGCGGTTGCCCACGTCCCGTATCGGCAGAATCGCAAGATCGACACCATCCTTGCCCTGCGCGACGACCGGCCTGCGGGCCTGGTTCCGGGTGGTGGTCAGGTTGCAGCCCTGGTGGCCGGGGTCGATACTCAGACCGCCACCTTTGTTTTCAGTATCCGGGCTTTCGGATGGGGGCTGATCCAGCCGAGCTGGCAGATCCGCCACGGCGAGGTAGACAGCTTTGCCGCCCTGGTCAAGGTGCTGTTTGAGGATCAGTATCTCGACATCAACGGCCTTTACTATCCGGTCCACCTGGCGGTGATGGATACCGGCGGCGACCGGACCTCCGATGTTTATGATTTTTGCCGTAGGCACCCAGGGCGGATCATCGCCTACAAGGGAGCGTCCGGCCGCAAGGCCAACCCGAAAACCAAGACGGTGATCGACCGCTACCCTGGGACCAATACGCCGATCCCGGGTGGCCTCGATCTGTGGATCTGCGATACGCACCATTACAAAGACCAGCTGGCTGGGAAGTTGAAAATACAGAAAGACGACCCAGGGGCTTTTCTCTTCTCCCAGGATATCACCGAAGATTTCGCCCAGCAGATGTGTGCCGAGTACATCGACTCCCGGCGGATGTGGCAATGTCCGAAAGGCAAGGCCAACCATTACTGGGACACCGAAGTCATGGCGCTGATCGCCGCCGATATGATGCAGCTCAAGTTCACCAATTCCCCCCACCCGCAACCATCAACAAACGAGGAATAATGGCCCGAATTACCCTGATCAAGATTGCCGAAGCAAGACGCCTCGGTGCCAACGGTATCGACTATTCCCCTCGGCTTGGCGCCGTTTGCCCCTGGTGCGGGAACAAAACCAAGATAGTCCGGACCATGCCCTGGGAGGATAGCACCCGGATACGTTACCACCTCTGCCAGACCACCGGATGTGCCATGGCGAAAATGGGGGATACCATAAAATCAATTGAAATAGACCCGGTCGACGAAAAAAAAGAGGAGGCAGTATGTCGGATGAAATGAAGAGACAGCGGAGCAGAAAGACCAGGAGGATAATGGTCGGCAATAATATCAGCGGCATGCGGTGTGTCGTCGTTCTGGTTCCCCAGGATGAGGGATTGATGGAGGTAAAGCGGTATATGGCCGGGCTGGAAATGACCAGGACGCGGCAGGATCAGGCGGCCAAAGAGCTGGAGGGTTTGAAAGCGGCCAATCTCTGCCGGCTGGAGCACGGGATGGTCAAGCCGCCCGAGTTGCTGGACGGATATTTCGATGAGGTGACCAGATGAGCAAACAGTCCGACCAGGTCCTCGTTATGCTGGCGACCATCGCCGGCTGCCTGCAGACCTTCCGGCAGACCAACAGCTTTGCCAGGGTCGATCTCCGCCGGGCGATAGATGACGGTTTTTCCGCGTGCCAGAAGGCGATTTTATACTGGCCTGGGATTACCAACCGGCACTGGGTTAATGAGCGGAGGGAGCAGTTTAGAAATTTTATCATGGGCACCGATGACCGGGGATACTCGACCTGTGCGATCGCCGCCATGTGCGAGCGATTAATCGCCGACCTGCAGGACAGGGAGTCGGTCGGCATGAAGAGGGAAATGCTCGAACCGATTGCGCCAGTTTTAAAAAAGGTCCACGATTTTTGCGATCCGGAAGGGCGAAATTTTCCGGCTTACGAGAAGTCTGATTATTTGCTCGATGAGCTGTATCGGCTGATTGAGTGGCGGGAATATGCTTAAGATGAAAGTAGTATCCGACATCCGATTTGACCGAAATGGAGTAACTTCTTCCTCAATAATTCGGAAAAAACTCCTGTCTGTTACCGATTCTTTCGGTTATGATCGATTGGAAATATATGGACTTTGGCAGCTTACGTCATCTGTTGAATCGAAGGGTTGGCTGAGAAGCTCAGAGGTTATCATTCTGTGAAACTCCACAAATCAGATCTCACTTTTCGCGTACGCAATATAGATTTTTTAAATTTCTCAGTTTACGAGTCGCAATTAGACACAGAAGACCACGAAGATCACCTGACTCCACTATGCTATGCAGGTGATCTTCGGGGTTAGCTACAGGAAATATTAAATAAGGTCAATTGATAATGTGTGTATTTTCACCCAAAGACTGGTTTTACAGATATAGGGCATTAGACGATATTGTTGGCGAAGATAAGATAAACAAAACATTACAAAAGATTTCTCAACAATATGCAGTGATAACTAAAAATTGGTCGGAAGATTTAAATTCCCAGTGGACGTGTAGGATCTACATCTCAACGAAAATGATTCTAAACGCAACAGTGCTTCTGAGCAGTCTGGAATTTTCTAAAGGTGTAAATTTAAGGGTCGTCAACTCATATATAGAATATTATTCCATTTTATCACTTTTGAGGTGCATCGTTTTTACCATCCCAACTGCCGATTGGGATGATGGAAAAATTCTTTCTATGACCCACTCAAAAACAATAAATGTTGCATGTGATTGGATTTCAAAATTCAATCCTGAGTTTTCAGAGAAAATCAAGAATGCCACCTTAACGTTAAAGGCTCAACGAGAATTAGTTTCTTATCGATGCCCTGCTAGTGGAGACCAAAATTTAATTGAAGATTTCGACCTAGATTATCATTTGACTATTTTAGCAGAAATAGCTCAGATGAATTCTGAGCTACTAGAGGAGTCAGTTAAAAAATATACTGACAAAGCAATGCATATTGTCTTTAATAAACATATTGACGAAATAACTAAAGTAAAAATAAACGGGTTTTCTTTTAACGATTCAGAAGATCGCTACAGGTTAGATTATGTAAGAAGAAAACAACCTTACCCATTTAATTTGGCGTTATTTATGACTGAAGGCCAGACTGAAGACTTTATTGGTGCATGGGAGTCAGAATCATCAGAAGACGACCCTGACCAATTCTCTATGGGCAGCCCTTCAAATTGGCAGCAAATATTTGATATACCATAGTTAAATAACACAAAGAGCTAACCAGACGGTCAACACGGACTCGCTGGAAATAGCCGGTTACCTATGCGTTATGCCTGAGGGGGTGATATGGATAAATACGAGCAAATGCTGATTAATAAGGTGGCAGTGACCAATCAAATGGTTACTTATGCAAAGGCCTTCATTCTCAAAAATTTTTCCTCAGACACAACGACCTTAATAGAAAATCTGTTAAATAATGTTGAGGCGAAGAAGCCAGAAAAAATAGTGATTCATCAGTCTGTGGATACGGTGAGCCAAATTGCTCAAGCAGCCAAATCAATCTCATGGCGTTTGGCAGGATGTGAGGCAATATGGGGGTTGATTTCGAGTAACTGCCTAATTCCAGGCTCAAGTAACCTTCTGGACAATAGCCTCAGTATTTCATGGACAACTGTTGTCCCGGGAAGTGGAGGCAGTTCTTCTGGGTGGCAATTACAAAACCTGTCAATTCCTGTACCCCAAAAAGTAGTAATGCCGTTTTCCCAAAAGAATAATACCCCCCAGCCAATAACGGATCCCGACCTCTATCTCAAAGAATTGTCAATTGAAGGTCTCCACACTGAGATCGAACTTTCACTGCGAGAGTCAGTACTATGCTTTAAAAATGAACTATTTTTAGGTTGCCTTGCTCTTCTTGGCCGGGCCTCAGAAGGCGCATGGATCGAGTTGGGTCTCGCTATAGCGGCATATCTTCCCCAAGACGCACCAATTGATAGAGAAAAGCTAAGAGGCAATGTTGAAGACCCGTTCCAAGGAATAGGCAAGAAAATAAAAGAAGTTTTAAAAGCTTACGAAAGAAAAGACATCTTTGCCCAAATTTATAAGAATAGTGGCTACAACGCAAACGATCTCAAAAGCAGTGTGGTTTGGGCTGACGCCGTTAGAGAGTCGAGAAATTCAGTCCACTACGGTGCGGAGCCTTCGATGTCCAATTCATATGAAAAGGTCGCTGCTCTTCTTATTGGGGCCGTTCCAAACATTAAAATTATCTATTCAATAATTCGGTTATTGAGAAGCAAGGCATAACAATGCCCTGCACTCAGGTAAATTAACGTTTTATAGAGAAATTCAAAACAATTTGAAAATCGGATTTCCTATTCATCAATTTACAGAGTAAGGGATGCTTGACTTATTGATTTTCATTGAGAAGTCAATATCTCTCCTCTATGGACCTGGAAATACTGAGTGGAAATATGTGGACTTTGTAATCACCATAAAAGTCAAAGTTAAACCTAGCTTCTTTTCAGACAAAGATTAGAAAATAAGGATATCTCTTTGAGAGATTTTTAAGGATGGGACATAATCTCCGTAAAAAAATATCAAAAAAAATCCTTTCCCTATCGGAAAATATTCGGAAAAATAAAAATATTGCATTTTACCTAAGATTGGTGGAAGCGTTAGCAATTTTTATTACTGGTGTATTAGCAATTCTGAGTGTTTTCGCTACGGTGAAAAACAATGACGGTAGCATTACTAAGGTTGGTCTAATAATTGGAATACTAATAATTGTCTCTTTTCTCAGCTCACTTGTTGCTAAAGAATTAAATTATCGCCAAAAAATCAGCGATGAACAGGCTGATGCAAAGAATCATTCAGAATTATTAGAAAATGCAAATAGAAGCTTATACCCCATCGGTGACACCAGTATTGATTTTAGATTCTATCTGGAACTAGATGGAATAATAGGTAATAGTTACAAAAATCTCATTTCCAAATATGGTTCACTTTTTGATCTTCAAGGAAAACTTGATTTAAAAAAGCTTAGAGAACTTCAAATCACTACTCCTCTAATTATTCCTAAAACATCACCAATTTTTCCAAAAGGAGTATTATGTGACGTCATTGAAAGTCACTTTTTTACACTAGAGTTCTATAAGAATATCAACTCTTGTGATAATTTGCTTAAACCACCTCATTTGAGAACATCTCCAGATTTAGCAATTGAGATTCAAACTAAAATTATGGGATATTTCAAGAAAAATTATCAAAATCATGTCTTCAATCTTACAGCTAGGCAACTTGGCTTAACATTAACAAAGAGAGACTACTCAATATCTCATAATCATTGGTTTAAAAGTGGAAATTTAACATCATCTCTAGATTTATTAGATGCAGTATTAGTGGTTAGAATTTGCAAAAAGCTTGGTCTCGGCGATCCAGGTGATGAAATAATGTACAACTACTTAGAAAGCAAAATGCAGCTAAATTGGATAACGATTGATATTCGTGGATTTCCAAGACTTTGTTTTAGAGGCGAATTATTTAAAAGGTATTCTGATTTTGATGGATACCCAGTTTTTGTAAGTAAAGTTCCTGGCCGTTTTGAGGATATTGCTAAGATGCAACCGCGTCCAACCTCAGACTATAATCCTAAACCTTCAGGTGGCCCCGATGGTGTTTTGAAAGGATGGTATCGACTTTATTAAAAAAGTAAAAATTTTAACTCATAATTACTGAAGAGAAAATGGTTAGAAAATAGCCAAAAACAAAAGAAATACAATCTCAATAATTTCTATTTTTTACCAATCTGATGCTGAAGAAGGCATATCCGAGTTTTCTTAAAAATTAAAATAAAGGGACAAGTTTTTCTTCGACTCTTATTCTTTGGTTCACAATTTGATATATCGTTCTTAAATCTGGACAGCGGTCGAAGTGCATATATCTATGGATCTTGACCCAAGGGCCAATAAGAAATTCTTCCAGGAATCTTTGCTGTTCACTTCGGGATGAGTGTCAGGCAACTTGGTTGATACCTGAGTTCCCGGAAATATGTAACGAGAAGTATGTTAACCACTTAATATATTTATAATAATCGAGAAATTTCCTCCTCGTTATAAACTGTAATTGTAACGATGTTTGAGAGTG